AGCAGCAAGTCCATTCACAGTCGATTTAGTTGAATCAACAACAAGTAGAGATGTTGGTGAAAAACCAGTAACCAATACTGGAGTAGTGGCAATTTCCCAACTAAAAGTAATAGCTTCTGGTGATTCGTTAATAGAAGCGTATGCTTTTTCTGATGGAGAGGCTAAACAACCATAAACTAAATGGAGTTTATAACCAAGATTTTGGCCACCAACATCATTACCTAATTTGGTACGATAGACTAAACCGAATTGCTTTCGGGTTTGTTGACCAACCATTGCACCCGGATGAAGAGCACCAGAACCATCACACTCTGCGAATGCATCCGGATATGTATAAGCCTCAAGTGTCGCGGCAAATGTTTCAGCCGACATCAAAGTCAAATACTTAATGTTATCAGCGTACAGTGCTGTTGGTTCTGCACCAGCAGGACTTTCTGTAACTGCCGTTAGACCATTCCATGGAACACCTAAAGGATATGCGCCATTAACATCCATAACATACAGAACGCATTTATCTACACCGGTTTCAAAATAACGTTTACCAGTATCATCCCAAACGAGTCGAGTCATTTCATTTTATCCTTTTCAGAAATAAATTATAAAAACATTGTGATTAAGGTTCTCAGTAACAAAATGCCTATCGAATATGCATTTTTGTAGTAAAGCGATTTTGTCAGGAATTGAACTATCAGGATTTTTGTCTATAACTGTTAATGAATAACGTTTTTCAATCTTATATGGATTATTATCAGCAAATATAGTCTTCATGTCATCTAAATTATAGACAATACACGGATATAGCATTTGTAAAGTTGGAGGGGGCTGGAAATATACATTTCTAGAACCCAATACTGTTTCGAGAAGGTCTTGCAGTTCGATTCTAGTTCCCATTGTACACCCCTCCAACCATTAAAATGATACGGGGTCTCTGGATTTCAAACGATGTTATCTTCCAAGAAGACCCCATTATTTTCAAATACCGCATAACTCGAGCATTACTAATAGCAAATTCATCAGCAATAATACTAAACCTATTATCAATAGTTAGATTATCGTTGACTTTATCACCATTTTCCCAACGTTTCGTATTACGAAGAATATCTCCACTGCATGGACGCTCCGTAACTACTTCGCTATACACTCCTGGCGCAGTTTCGCTTTCTTCATTTTTAACATAACCAATCAATCCGTGAAACTTTGCCATGTTAGAGCTCCTTTAAATTATTGTGCGCGCTCGATGACAAGAGCCGACTTAGGTATAGTCAAAGCACCAGAGCAACGAGTTTCGATCAAGTACTTGTACTGATTATAATCGATATCGAAATCATCGAACATACTTATAGCACCACCCTTATCAGCGCCAATCGTGTAATCGAAGAGATTAACGATAATGCCAAGAAGATCATACTCAAGAGTATCAGTACGATGCAGACCTTCCATGATAGGAACTTCAACAATCTTGGAAACACGAAGAGCAGCAGCAAGATCGGCTTCTGTCTTGTAAACACGATAGCCAAGACTGTCTTTGATCAGAAGCATTTCGGTCAAGAAACTGGGACTTGTAAACAAGGTTGGACTACCAGATCCTTTATAGTTAACACGTCCTAGAATAACCTTATCCATAACCTCTGCTGGGAGATCATCGGTCGCTGGAAGTTGCAACTTATGAGAATAAAGCGCATCATCTTTCCAGATTGGGCGAATGCAAGTTTCATCGATCTTATCTTCTGACATCGCTGCACGACCATCACCCACCAATACTGCGCGAGCAATTTCCTCATCAAGCATTACACGCATTTCAGCCTTCAACCAGGCAACCACATCCAGATCAGTAATGTCAACAATATCATTCCGATCAAGTTTTTGCTTCTTGTAAATCGTGGTTGGAGTGGTGGTTCGCTTTAACAAACCAAACACTTCGTCGTGCTTCTGAGCACCAGTGACATAGCCCATAGCCCTAGCAGTGTCAACAGTGATGTCGGCATAAACACTCTTAATACGAGAAAATGGAGTGTGCCGAGTTCCGTTAAGAACAGGAGCAACCCAAGTAGTTTCACGCTGAAGAAAGGATGGTGAATCCGCTAAAAGGCGAGCATCAGGAAATAGATAATCAATATTATCAATACCATAACTTCCAGCATGAGCGATAAGAGACTGCTTAAGTGATCCATATTTGAATGCATCTCTAGCAACTTCCGCAAATTGATCGTGAGAAAGATAAATACGTTCTTTCTGAGATACCGAGCCGTCAAAAACATTGTTTTTCATTATCTTATTATCTCCTTCATCATTAGAATTATTAGATTTATCAGAATGTTCTGCAGAGGTATCTGTTTCATCTGCAGGGGTTTCACTATCAAGTACAGAACCTATAATGGCATAAACCGCAGTCTTCTGCTTTTCGTTAAGTGTATTAAAAACATCCTCAATAGTTTCGTTTTCACTATCAGCATGTTCAATAGAACTAACTGGTTTTTCTGGTGGCTTCTCTGGTAGTGTCTCTTCCTCTTTCTTTTCCAGTTCTAAACCAGTATAAATAATTGCTTCAACGGAATCGATGTCATAAGTACCATCCGCGTGTTCAAAAGCTAAATTATCAATAACCGCCCCAGGATTTGCACCAGACATAACTAGACTAACTTCACGGATCATACCATGGACGACATTCTTGGCCTTTTCAATTAATTGATTAGCAAAGATTGATAGAAAAGATACATCACCGTGCTCTACAAGGATCTTTCCATTCTTTCCATTCTCAGTGTCATTAAAAATACAATAAGCATATACTCCATCTTCACGATTTTCAAGTAATGCATGACCAAGAACATTAGATGGTTCATTGTGCTGATGTTGCCAAACCAATGGTACTGTTTGGCCATCATTGTCCTTAAATGCATCCTTAAGAATTACCCTTCCATCAGTGCACTTAAGACCGTTTTTAGTAGCATAGCCACCAAAATCGTATTTAGATTTACTCATTATTTAGAAACTCCTTCCATTTTGATTGTATTAACTAGATCGCTGATCGGCTTTGGCTCAGCCACTACTTCTGGCTTTGGTTCAGGTTGATTAAGATTCTTATTACGTAATTCGTCAGCACTCGTATCATCACTTGGCTTACGCCCAACAATTTGACGAATTTCATTAGAACTTAGAATCTCATTCCTAGTAAACTTATCTGCTATGTCAGCCATCTGACTAACTGGAACAAGTTTAAACGGATCCCTAAGTGCCATAATAGATTGACCTTGTGTCCGACCAGTCTTAGTTATAAAAACACGTTTCATTCCATCTATAACCGCAGCAAGAATAGGTTCAATTGAACGATTATAATAATTTATCATTTCTTTCTCATCCGCAGTACCATCAAAGACAGCTTTCGTTAAACCTAACTGGCTATAAAGCATACTCGTTAAGAACTCAATTTGTCCCATTAAGTTATTCTCTGCGGGTCTGTTCAATTGGGTAATCTTTTCGGTTCCATCAGTATAAGCAATACCATACTTTGAATCTTTTAACTGACTCTCAATCTCTTTCCTTCTATTATTAGCTTGTTGCTGACGTGCAGCTGTTTTAATCACATACGGTAATTGAATAATTAAATCTAATTTACCGGATCCACTTTGATTGTCTATCACATCTAAAAGATTTAATTTTGTTACAAGACGTTGCAAAGTGGAATTTGGTTCATTCATTACCGAATAAAGCGGATTTTCAACAATAGCAACCATAGATTTAGGAAGTGTAATATCTTGTTTATATCCAGTTTCATCATTGTAAACATTAAGACGTACATGTTTTGGATGCCAACCAATAATCTTTGCCGTCCGCATTGTTGTAATATCATATGAACCAGTAATCGCAGGATTCAAAGTAGTATCAACTGGAACTATTGCTACAACACCTTCATCGCACATAGACATTACAACATCTTGTATGAATCCACGACCGGTTTGATCTATATTTGCTTCTAACGTAAGGCAATTATTAAGACCAGATTCAATAGTTTCAATATATCTTTCATCTTCATCCAGACGAACATGTTGTATAGGAATTGAAGCCACATCTATACCAATTCTGGTATAAATAGAAGAAATAATTGAATTTTCTGTTCCAAGTCTTAGACGATACAAATCCTGTCTTATACTATATGCGGGTCCAATGTTTGTATATATTTGATTGGATTCACCGTATCGGATGGCATTCCATGCATGTCGTAAACGATCACCAAAAGAATTTGGCACTATACACCACCTCCTTAATTAAATTTTTAATTGTCATACATAGTTTGCCAAAGTCCTCCTTTAATAAACCGAACCAAGAGAAACACGGCGCCAATTTTGCCCTGATACGGTATTGTCTGCAACGCAGAAATACACATAAGTAGCATCAACTACTGGACGTCCAGCAACACCAACAGTTCCGTCTACGCCACCAGCCATCTTAACTGCCGCACCAGTAAACGCAGCATTTGCCATTGTCTCACCAAGTACAATATCGTTAGCAAGAATACCAGCCACTTTTGCAGTTAAGAGTACATCCTGATTCGAACCATTGGAAGCAACAACCCCAACAGGAGTATCAGCATTGACAGCTGCCACGAGATGGGATTGAACATTAGCAGCACTGCAATCAGCACCACCAGTTAACGTTGCGCCAGCAAAAACATTTGTACCAGCAGTAAACGTTTCAGTTGTTGCTACTGCATTGGCAGCTACTCCGCCAATCAACGCAGTAATAGTGCAATCGTTAACAACAAATGCCGCAGCAGTAACCGATGGATGAGGAGTATTGTGGCCATCGGTACCGTTAATAGCTGCTACAATAGCAAGTTTAGCAGCCGCTATGGTAGCACCCCTACTAACTTCGCCATTAGCATTAGCTGTACCATCAGGAACAATCGTATAAACTTTTGTTCCGATAGTAAACGTATCACCACTAGTTGGTTGGGTATCGATCGTCAATACTCGAGCCGCATGCGTGGCATGATCAGAAATATCAATAGCAATATTGGTTGGGAGTGTTTTCGATAGCGCAGTATCTGCACAGAACTCATATTTCCGAGTTCCAATGGTTACAGTTTCACCATCAATAGTTACACCACTTACCCCCAATGTCATTACCGCTTTAACAGCATTTACTGGCGTT